CTGAAATGTTTGAGGCTTTCTTCAACAACCAAGAGCGTTTTAAAGAGTTATATGAGCGAGCAGAACGTAACACCAAGTTAAGAAAGAAAACTTTTAAAGCAGCAGATTTGTTTAGTAGGTTCATGCAGGAACGCAAGGATACCGGAAGAATATATTTGCAGAACGTAGATCATGCCAACACCCACAGTCCGTTTGACGAGATGGTGGCACCGGTTAAAATGAGTAATCTTTGCGCAGAAATAGATTTGCCAACTGTACCATTGAAAGATGTCAATGACGAGGATGGTAGGATCGCTCTGTGTACTCTATCAGCGATCAATTGGGGCAATGTAAAAAGCCCACATGACTTTGAAAAAATGTGTCGTTTGGCAGTACGAGGACTGGATGCGTTACTAAGTTATCAGAACTATCCAATCCTGGCTGCTCGGCTGGCTACCGAGGAGTTTAGACCACTGGGAATTGGTATTATCAATTTCGCCTATTTCCTAGCTAAAAATGATGTTAGTTATAGTGATCCACGTGCATTACCTTTAGTAGATGAGTATGCAGAGGCCTGGTCATATTACTTGATCAAAGCCTCTGCGGACCTCGCGGAAGAACAAGGCGCTTGCACCAGATGGAAAGACTTGAAATCCGCAAAGGGTATATTACCAATAGACACACGTAAACTAGATGTAGACGAGTTAGTGCTATATCAAGAACGTATGCCATGGAAGTCCTTGCGTGAACAAGTACAACGAACTGGTCAACGCAATGCGACATTGATGGCACTGATGCCCGCAGAAACAAGCGCACAAATCAGTAATGCCACTAATGGTATTGAGCCACCGCGAAGCTATGTTAGCATTAAAGGTTCAAAACATGGTCAATTGAAGCAAGTTGTGCCCGAATATCGGCGTTTAAAGAACCGATATGAACTACTTTGGGACCAGAAAAACCCCGAAGGTTATTTGAAGCTGTGTGCGGTGCTACAAAAGTATATTGATCAAGGCATTAGTGTAAATACTTCCTACAACCCACAGCACTACACAGATGAAAAGATCCCCATGAGTGAGATGTTACAACATCTCATAATGTGTTACAAATATGGTTTGAAACAACTATATTATTTCAATACCTTTGATGGCCAAGGTGAAATCAATGTAGACAAAATGACTGCTGATATCAAATTAGAAGACCAAGCCGCGCAGGATCAAGCGGATTGTGACAGTTGCGTCTTATGAAGAATTTAAATGATTATAAATCTGAACAATTTTATGAGTCTTTTAAGGATTCTGATATTACACTAAAGGTGACTGAAGATTTTGATTGTTTATTATGGGATAAACATTTTGCTCAGGAAGAGGATCACAATATAACCCCTAGGGAATACCAAGGAAATAGATCATCAATGAGAAAAACTAAATTTTCCATGGTTCCTTTTTATTATCTATTGCCGCTACTAGAAAATAATCCTGCCCAAATTTATGATCTTGGGTGCGGGTGGAATATTTTTAAAAAATACATTCCTACCATAATTGGAGTAGGAGCAGAAGATTCTAAATCTTGTTATTTTTATGGTGACGAATCTGATTTTGTAGATGACAATTATATTAAAAATCATTATAATTACTTCGAGAGTGTGTTTTCAATCAACGCCTTACATTTTTCTCCAATAGAAAACATAAGGCAAAGAGTTTTAGATTTTTCATCCATGGTTAAAACAAACGGAAAAGGGTTTATAGCATTAAACTCCGCTCGTATGATAGAACAATCAGCTGACGATAGGTTTAAAAACGGAACAATTGATATAGATAGATTTGTCCGACAAGAATTAGATAACATGCCATTTCAATATTTGATCTTTGATGTTGATTTTACGGTCATGGACGAGTACATGAATGGCAACATCAGGCTCGTGTTTAAAAATAATAGGAAATAACAACAACAAGGACCTTGTTGTTGTAACTTTACATAAAAGCGGAATTTAACAAATGAGTGTATTCAATATTAATAATAAAACAGATCATACCAAAGCCTTGGCGTTCTTGGATGAATCTGGTGCGGCACCAGTACAGCGTTATGATGTATTAAAATATAGACAGTTTGACAAACTGACAGACAAGCAGTTGGGATTCTTTTGGAGACCCGAGGAAGTAGATGTACTTCGTGATGCCAAAGATTTCAAGGAGTTGACGGAACATGAACAGCATATCTTTACAAGCAATCTTAAACGTCAAATACTTTTGGATAGCGTTCAAGGTCGTAGTCCCAATCTTGCTTTTCTTCCTCTTGCTACCATACCTGAACTCGAGACATGGATCCAGACTTGGAGTTTCAATGAAACCATACATAGCCGTAGCTATACTCATATCATACGCAACGTCTATGCTAATCCTAGTATCGTGTTTGACGAGCTGACAGAGATCCCGGAGATTGTTGATTGTGCTACAGATATCAGCAAGTATTATGACGATCTAATTGACTATGCTGGTTACTACAAACTGTTGGGTTATGGTGTTCATGAAGTCAATGGTAAAACAGTCACCATTGACAGATACGAGTTAAAAAAGAAATTGTGGATATGTTTAAACAGTGTCAACGCACTAGAAGGTATTAGATTCTATGTCAGCTTTGCTTGTAGTTGGGCATTTGCTGAGTTGAAAAAGATGGAAGGCAATGCTAAAATCATCAAGTTGATTGCTCGTGACGAAAATGTACACCTGGGATCCACGCAAACCTTGCTAAAATTACTACCCCAGGATGATCCTGATTATATCTTGATTAGAGAAGAAACTCGTGCAGAATGTGAAGCAATGTTCTTGGCAGCAGCAGCACAGGAAAAAGCCTGGGCACACTACTTGTTCAAAGATGGCAGCATGATTGGCCTGAATGAAGTGTTATTGGGCCAATATGTAGATTGGTTGACCTGCAAACGTATGGCAGCAGTGGGATTAAATTGTCATATCAAAACAGGATCAAATCCTTTACCATGGACACAAAAATGGATTGCTGGCGCCGAAGTTCAGGTGGCACCGCAAGAGACAGAAATTTCAAGTTACGTGATTGGTGGCACCAAACAAGACGTGGATGGCAATACATTCAAGGGATTTAGTTTGTAACGGTATGAACATATTTACTCCAAACAAATATCAATTGTCCACGAAGATATTCGATGCAATTTTTAGATCAACAAGTAAATCCAGAGTAAAATTTGATATTGTTTATGATTTAAATCTAGTTCTGGACGAACCTTACAGAATTTGTTTAGTGGAATACTGGACTTCGGATCCCATCAAGATCATAAGAGACTGGTCGGAACAATATCAAAATTTAGATTTTGGTATATTTGATCTGGTAATTGTTGTTGATTCTTTTTGCAGGAACAATACTGAATTAATACAATCTTTTGTAGAAACAAGAGGAATAAAAAATTATTTGTTACTGACCGAAGACAGTGTGTCAGACATTGATGAAGCAGTATTTTATCCTTATTATTTACTATATGTGATTGACTATAATGAATTCAGCGAATCAAATCATTATTTAGAGAAATCTTTTTTATTTGATGCCTTGTTGGGATCACCTAAAACACATAGATCATATGTGATGAAAAGATTCCAAGACAACGAAAAATTGCTGGCTCAATCAGTTGTTACGTATAGAGACAGTTTTAGATCTGCTGAAGAAAATTCAACAGGCTATGTACAGTCTTGCCGGCACTTGTCGCTGACAGAGATAAGGATCGACGAGATTTGGTTTCCCTATACATCCGCAGGTTATCAATTGGTTGGAAAATACGACACAGTCAATTATAACCCAGCAGCTGAATTAAGCAAACAAACTGTCACGGCATCATTAAAGGCCTCAATTGGCGATATTTTTAAATGGGCTGATAGTTACAATTACGATATATCAAAACACGAGTTAACACAGCTGACAGATTCTATCATAATTGCAGTAATGTCTAGCCAGCTTGCACTACACAGTGTAGTGCAAGCTTGTGTAGCACACCTGGTACCGTGGAAAATCTACGCCAACACCTGGTACAGCATTATCACAGAAACTGAGTGTGAAAATTTTGTTTCAGTGACTGAAAAGATAGGAAGAGTATTTTTCGCCAAGCGGGTGTTTATATTGTTCGGCGCTGTAGGTTCACTGACATTGCTTAAACAACTGGGATTCAGAACATTTGATTGCGTGATTGATGAAACGTACGACACGGTGCAAGATCCTGTGATTCGATGGAAAATGGCATTTGACCAAGTGGAAAAATTAGCCGAACTTGATCCTAGAAAAATTTATGACCTGACTGAAGAGATCAGAGAACATAACTTTAATCGACTGCGTGAGTATTACACGGAAACGCAAAACAAAGTTCAAGATTTAATATGGTGTCATATGGCATATGGACGCAATGCTGTCAGAATGATGCAGGCTTTGCATAAAAAGTAAATCTTAATTCAACAATTACTTAAATACAAAAACAACTAATAAAATATCATGCTTACAATATATTCAAAAAACAACTGCCCTTACTGTGTTCGGGCAAAAACTCTACTAGAAAACAAAGGCGTTTCGTATACTGAAGTTAACATAGAATACGACCAAGATGCTAGACAAATGCTAGTAGATCAAGGTCTAAGAAGCGTACCGCAAATTTTTCATGGATATGAACTAATTCCTGGTGGATTTGATGGTCTCAGTAAACAATCAACAGAATTTTTTAATAAAATCAAAGGACAATAATGTTAGTATCAAGAAAAAAGTACGATCAAGGCGATGTGGTCAGCTTTCGCTTGTCCACCGGCGATGAAATTATTGCTCGCGTGGCCGAAGAAGCCAATGACGAATATGTGTTAGAACGACCTTGCACAGTGCTACCAAGTGCCCAGGGCATGGGCCTGATTCAAACTGTGATGACAGCTGATCAAGACCATAAATTCACTCTCAGCAAGCATCATGTGGTCATGCACGGAATGAGCATTGATGCCATGCAAAAACATTACATCAAGACCACAACTGGCATTGAGCCCATCACCAGAGGCAGCATAATTACCTAATGGCATATACATTATCGCCTACCACACTGGCCCTGATTGCCGAGGATACAGATTTTGCAAGAACAGTAACTATTGCGACTGATCCTGCAGATCCGCTTATCAGCGACATAGTAGTGACCTTGGGCGATAACACAGCCGGCAACATTCTAGTAACGACTGACACTGTGGCCAACACTGTGGTAATTTCTGGCAGGTATAACGATAACTTTGTTAAAATAGTCAATTACCTGGACGCTGAAAAACAACCGCAGACAATCACTTCAAAAACAGCATTTGCAGAATTACCCGTAGGCTACTTGTTGGTAAACGAGTACCTGGCCTCCACGTCAACCAGTGCAACCGCAACATATGCAGTAACAGTAAACGGAGCCAATCTTGGGGTGGTCACACAAGAAATAAATAATAACTACACCCCGGGCCAAACAGCCCTAATTGCAGCCGTAGCAGGAGCCCAAGTATAATGCCACCAGTCACAAGAGCCAATCTAGATGCCAGCACCGGACACGCAGGATACGTGCCACGACACAACACTCCAAATGGCAGTACAGATGTTTTCGTCAACGGTCAAGGAGCAGTACGAGACACTGACCCTTGGCCTGATCATACCGATCCTGGACCGCCAGACACTCACAGTAACGTTAAACAAAGTTCAGGATCCACAACCGTGTTTGTCAACGGCCTGGCCTTGGCCAGGATTGGTGATTCCATCAGTTGTGGCGATGCAGTAGCCGCAGGCAGTCCAAATGTGATTTCGGGCTAACACCAAAACTATTAGCCATAAACAGCTAATATAACTTGCAAAAATCCAGAATATATGCTATAATAACATCAGTTATTGGGTTATAGTAGTTGTTTTCTC